TCTTTTTTTATTTAAAGTCGAATCTGGAAACAAACAACCGTATTCATAAGACGTCATTATTTTTTGCACGTCTCTATTCATGTCAGACGCTAAGCTTTTGCCGTAGCTTAAACCAGCTATTGATAGATTAGGATATTTCCCTAGCGCGTAGCTCGGAAGCATTCGGCTAACTAATTCTGACTTGCCGTGCTGCGGCGGTGCTTTAATAACCAAAACGGGTCTTAGCCCATTTTCTAAATCAATCAAAAACTGGTCTAGTGCGCCGCAAATAATTTGCGCAAAATTAGAAACGATGTAGCCATCTTTTATGTATTGAGCGTAGTTGATCATGTTCGACCTAGCTCGCCTACGCCTCAATATTTCTGCCGCTGCTTTTTTAGCGTCCATTTATTATTTTGAGCAAGTCTTCATCTGATAATAAATTTATATCAACTGATCCCGTGTGCTGTATTTTGATCGGCTCATTGAAACCATGCATCACATTAAGCTCTTTAACAGCCGAAACCTTTGCAGCTGCATTACCTTCGTTGTATGCTTTAATTAAAGCTTTAACGCTCATTTCTCGAGTCCACAATTCTTTTTTAAGAAGCGGTTCTCGATATTGTTTTTTAAGCTCTGCTATTTTGTCGACAATTTTTTGCTTTTGCAAAAGCTTGTTAGCCGCCTTATGAACAGCTTCATTAGCCTTGTTTTTCATATTAAAAGAATTTCGATAGGCATCAGCGTTTGTCATGCCTTTGGCTACGTTATCGCAAAAAGCCTCTTGCATTGCTGTTAAAGTTAAAGCTTTGGCGTTTGGTGCTCTCACCGCTTTTACTTGGCCGTATGGATTAACTGATTCTTTCTTTGGACGCCCTCGCCCGCGTTTTAGTTCTGTCATTTTATTCTCCAAATTTTTCGCCAGTTGATTCTAAATATGCTTTTTCGCCAGTGTAATTTTGCCAGCGATTGACAATAACATCGCAATATTTTGGGTCTAGCTCCATCATGTAGCAAATTCTTTTTGTTTTTTCGCAAGCGATTAAAGTCGTGCCTGAGCCGCCAAACAAATCAATTATTGATTCTGCTTTAAATCCACTTAAGATTTTAACAATGCTGTCAACAGGCTTTGTTAGCCCGTGTTCTTCTTTTGTATTTTTCTTTGCTTCAATAACAGAAGGATAATAACCATTATCAGAAAAAACACCCTTTGCATTGTCACAAGAAAATATGCTGTCAACACAATCATTCGATGTTAAATAAAAAATATTTTTATGCAGATAATACGGAACTTTCTTATTCATCATTGATGAAGGAGTTTTAAAATATAAAACACAATCAAATTTAAATGCAAATCCAGAATCATTTAATATCGAGATAGCTTGCTTAAAAGTGGTCATTAGCAATATATGCTCAACTTGTAATATTTTTATTACAGCAATGAAACCAGAAGCTTCATCGTTGTACAATGGATCAGTAAAAACCATATCAGCTTTTTTGCCGTCCATTAATTTATCAACCGCATCAATACTTGTACTATCACCGCACATAAGCCGATGCTTTCCTAAAATCCAAATATCACCAAGTTTTGTTTTTGGCTCTTCTGGAATTTCTGGAACATCGTCTTCATCCGATTGAGGCACAAATTCAACTTCTGGATCTAGTAAATCATTTAATTCATCATCACTAAACCCTAAAAGCTCTAAATCAAAATCATCAGTCTTTAGTGCGTCTAATTCATCTTTAAGCAAGTCGTAGTTCCAATCCGCACTTAAAGCCAGACGATTATCAGCGATTATATAAGCTCGCTTCTGCGCGTCTGTAAGGCCCGTTAAAACGACACAAGGCACACTATCAAGCCCAAGCTTTTTAGCTGCATCGACTCTGCCATGGCCTGCTATAATCTCTTTTTTGTCATTGATTAAAACGGGATTAGTAAAGCCGAATTCTTTAATAGAATTTACTATTTGATTTATCTGCGCATCTGAATGAGTGCGCGAGTTTTTACCGTACGCCTGAAGCTCATGAATTAATACGTTAGTTTTATCGCCGTGAAAATTAACTGTCAACTGCCCACCCCTGTTTTTTAAGCCCGTTGATATACATTTGATTATAGACAAACGGAAAAAAGAACCAGCTAAGCCCGCCCGTGCAAATTGCAAATAAAAATAAAATAATAAATCCAGACAAATCAGATCTAAACAACGGCACGAACACGCCAAAAAATAGCGTTGTCCAGCTAAACCCCGTGGGCGCGTCTATTGTTGCGCCGTTTCGTTTTAAAATCATTTATTAAATATCCAAAAATCCAAATGCTAAATAAGCCACGCCAAAAATAAAAAAACCACGCCCAATAAAATCCAGCATTTTCAAAACAAAGTCAATTCGGAAAACTTCGCTTGTGTATTCTTCGCAAGAATTAAGCGAAACAATCATTTTTACTAAATAATTTTTATTTAGCACAAGTGCCAAAAAACAAGAAAAAAAAGAAACAAAAAAAACGCTCGCAGCTAAATTATCTTTATCGCTAAAAATAGCAAATAAAGACGCAACAACAATAATCAAATCAACAACTAGCGATGTTGCTAAAAATGCACAAACTAAAGATTTGTAATATTCAATATTTTTCCTATCTGTAACAGATAAATAATTTTCGCTCATTTATTAAAATCCCTCACAAAATACACCTAGGTTAAAAATCAATCAAATAATTAAATTTAAATATAATACAAATAAATAAATAAATCACTAGACAGGCGTCTAATTATAGTCTAGTATTACTCATATCAGCGCAGCAATAATGCGGCGCAGAAACAAAGGGGTTTTTTATGAATAGCACTAAATTAACAGCAGCTGAAAAAGTTTTGACAATAAAAAGATCAAAAGAAAAAGTATCTTTTACGCCTAGATTTGGCATCGTTTTTTTAGAAAATAATAGAAAAAGCTCGGAATCTGAGCGCGTAAAAACATTTTATGACGCATCTGAAACTTTAGTTAAACAAATAAAAGAAGATTATGCAAAAAACTTTGCAATAGTCAGACTTAATGACGCTTTACTTGCTGTTAGCGATCAAGAGTACAAAGCATTGAAAGCCGAAAAAATAATAGAATCAGACGTTACAGTTTATACAAAAGAAAAAAACGGCTTTATTTACTACGATGAAAAAGAATAATTTATAAAAAACAGCCCCTTAAATGGGGCTTTGGAAGTAGTAGTTAATTTTCAATTTTAAGGGGTTTTCATGAAATTTAAAAAATACGCAGCAGAAAACGGCATTGAATTAGATTTTAGAAAACATCAATATTGTGAAAACGGTCACAACTTGACACCTTTTTACAATTACAGTTTTGGCGAAGAAATTGCCGTTTTGTTGTGCGTTTATTTCTCCCCTACTCATCACTTAAACAAATATCATTTGATCGAGAAAATGAGAACAACAAAACTTAAGCAAATTATTGATTGTTTTGAAATTGAAGCAAAAAATCAAGAAAGGCAAAAACAATGACAATGCTTACACCCGATCAAATAGTCGACAGACTAAAAAACATGACGCACAAACAGCGAGTAGAGCTTGCTGAACGCGCGGGCATGTCAAGTGATACGTTGTATCGATACATGCGTGAATCAAAACGCTCCCAAAATATGGGCTATATTTATATGCAAAAACTAAGCAAGGAGCTGATAGATGGATTTAGATAATTTTTACAGTGCAATAATCCTCTTAACAAACGCATTTGATGCGCTTAAAGATGAATTTGAAAACGAGGAAGATTTTAACAAATTTAAAAAAATTACGAGTTCTGAAGCTGATAGTCTTTTTTTAAGGCTTTTAAACTCTGCAAATATATCAAAAGAAACTAAATTTCATCGAGACGTATACATTAATGCAATAAAGTATATTGAAGATTCAAGTTTTGCTAAGATTTGTGATTCTAAAAACTAGCCTTTCTGTATCACTATAAATCTTTTTGACGCTCAAGACCGAAATTTGGGCGTCATCATTAAAAATGATGGCGTTAAACGCATCAACAAGTTTTGCAATGTTGTCCGCATCTGGCTTTTTTGTAACATAAGAGCCAAGCATCTTTTCCCGCGCTGTTTTTGAAACTGATTTCGGGATTGCAAAGTGCGCAATAACTTCAACAGCCACAGGGCCATCAATTTTATCTCTGTTTGCCATTGCCGATCTTGCTAACAAAGCAAGTTCGCGCTCAATATTTACCGTTTTTTTTGGCGTGTAAACTGCTCCGCTTTTTCTGCTAAATCTTGGCCTTCCTTTGCTTGTTATCTTACCAGCCAGCTCAATGATTATCGTGTTTTCCATTGTTTTTGAACTTCCTTTTTTAGCTGTTCAGCGGCTTCAATTCCATCTTGATTTTTAATATAATCCATAAAATTTATTCGGTGTTGTTTTGATGGCATTCCGACAATATATCTTGCAACACAACACAATCGACTAAAATCATAAATCCCGCCCCAATTTTTTCTTGAGTTAGCGCACAAATCACAATTTTTAAACTGTGACATTTCGACCCTAATAGTTTTCGCGCTGTAATGCGCTGTGCTTGATTTTTTCATGACCCCGCTATCTTTGCATACCTAGACCTATTAAAACGCTTCTACGGCGCTAAAAAGCTTGTTCTTGGCCTCTAAATGATCCCCAGCTGAACCTAATTGCTTTCCCGCCGCCTTCTCTTAGTCTATCAAATGCCCTGTCTCCTAGATAATCACGCAATGTTTTTTTGCCGTCTTCTGCTGTTAGCCCTAGGTTTGACAGCACAATCATTGGCTTGCAGTCGTTATACCGCCTGTTAATTATTTCAAAAATCGTTATCTGTTCGCTGTCTGATCCGTACTGTACGCCCACTTCGTCCAAAATCAATAAATCAACGCCACAGATTTCATCAAGAATTTGCGTTTCGGTTTTTGCCGCTGACTTGCTCCAAGATTGCCTGACAGTGCGAATCAAGTCTGACACGCTAACAAACAACGCCGAAT